ACGCGATGAAATATCTCAGCGTCTGCTCGGGCATCGAAGCGGCCAGCGTCGCCTGGCACTCAATGGGATGGGAGCCCGTCGCGTTCAGTGAGATTGACCCGTTCGCGTCGGCCGTGCTTGCTGCGCGATATCCGCAAGTGCCGAATCTCGGAACGATGGAGAACTACCGTGAGTGGAACATCAAACAAGGTGCAATTGACGTTCTCGTGGGTGGAACTCCCTGCCAATCGTTCAGCGTCGCAGGACTCAGACGCGGACTTGACGACCCACGCGGGAACCTCGCGCTCGTCTATCTTGGACTGGTTGACCGATTCCGGCCTCGCTACATTGTCTGGGAAAACGTGCCCGGTGTCTTGTCATCTAACGGAGGACGGGACTTTGGTGCCTTCATCGGGGCGCTGGCGCAGCTCGGGTATGGGTTCGCCTGGCGAGTGCTGGACGCTCAGTGGTGCCGAGTGGACAGCCACCCTCGCGCCGTCCCACAGCGACGGCGGCGTGTGTTCGCTGTCGGATGTGCTGGAGGCGACGCCCGACGTGCCGCCTCGGTTCTACTTGAGCCCGAAGGCGTGCACCGGGATTCGGCGTCGCCTCGACAGGAAGGCAGTGCAACGTGGTGGAACGGAAACGACGTAAGCCAGACGCTCGACGCAGTGCTCTACAAGGGACAGATGCTGCCGGAGAAGAACAGATTCCCGGTGGTGGCGACTGGCGAGAGGTGGTCTTTGCAGCCGACTGTGATGAAGACGGCAACTGCCCTGTCTGCGGAATTGATTACGGCGAGTGCTCGTGTCCTGGACCAACTCAGGATGACCAGTATGAGTACCGCGAGGTCAGAGGGAAACTATGGGCGCGTGTTATTGCGCCGCGTGACCCCGCGTGAATGCGAGCGGCTTCAAGGATTCCCCGACGACTGGACGGCGATCACCTATCGCGGCAAGCCCGCTGCCGATGGCCCGCGATACAAGGCGCTCGGCAACAGCATGGCCGTCAACGTGATGCGGTGGATTGGATTGCGCATCGCGCAGGCAGAGTCGACGTGATCGACGACGACGACGAGCTCGACGCGGAGCCGTTCCTCGCGCACGACTTCCGCGACGATGGCGTGCGTGACCTCGGCCAGCCTCGTCGCCGTTGCGCGCGCTGCGGCGTGCTCGCCCACTGGCCTGCTGCGGATGCGACGTGCGTGCAGCTGCTCGTGCGATTTCAGCCGGTGTCGATCGAGACGCAGCCGCTATATCCCGGCCAGCATCCGGGGCCGTACGTCAATGGCGATGAGGGCGTGTGCGTTATCTGCGAGCGTCGCTATCGCCGCAACATCAAACACGGTGCGAGCACGACGTGCAGCGAGGCGTGTTCGTTGACGAAGAAGCGCCGAGCGAATCGCGATCAGGCACGTCGAATGCGCGCAAGCAAGCGAGGCCAGTCGTGATCGATGATGAGGACGCGCGGTTTAGTTTCATCGCGCACGAATGGGCACTCGACGGGATGCGCGAGGTCGGCGGCGAGCGTCAGCGGTGCTCGCGCTGCGGCACGCTCAGCCACTGGCCGGGCGCGCGTCGCACGTGCTCGATGGTGCTCTCGCGATTCGCGATGCGGTCAGGCTATTCGATACCGCTGCACGCGGACCAGTACGAAGGGCCGTACGTCGATGGCGTGGAGCCGCAGTGCGGTGTGTGTGGCAGGCGCTATCGCAAGCCATCGAAGCACGCGAACGGGCGTTCGTGCAGCGTTGCGTGTTCAGCCGCGTTGCGTCGCAAGTCGATTGACCGTCAGCACGTGGTCGAGCAGCAGCGCAATCGCGCGCGGAGAATCGGGCGATGAGACAGCACGTGTTCTACGACGACGGCCTGACGCTGGACGGTGAGCCGCTGCGTCGCTGCTACGGCTGCGGAGTCGCGGCGCACTGGCCTGCTGCGCAAGACGATTGCAACGCGGCATTCTTCAAGTCTGGCGTGCCCATCATGCCGCGCGATGGGACGAAGAAGTGGCCGGGGCCGTATCGCAAAGAAGCGCCGACGAAGTGCGGTCACTGCGGCGAGCTGTTCATTCGCGCGACGTACCAGCATCGCGTGCGCTACTGCGGGCCGGTGTGCTCGGTGGCCGTCGCGAAGGTCAGGCACAACGAGGGCCGTAGACGCTGGCCGTCTGCGAGGCATCGATGACGCCGCGCTTGCACGCTGCTACGCTCGCGCCCGCGATGCGCATCATGATCTTCGGCGGCTGCGTGACGTGCCCGTTCACGTCGACCGACATCATCGGTGCGTCGGCCGACGAGCTGCGCATCCAGCACACGTGCAGCGTGCGCGATGACCGACTCATCGTCGGCAGCGATGACCTCTCGACAGAGCCGCCAGAGGTGCCGCCGCGCTGGTGTCCGATGAGGATTGAGGAGATTGTGGTGCAACTCGACATCGCACCGGATAGGACTTCGAACTGATGGCCGGTCAACTTCCAGCGCAGTGTCGCAGACATCCCGGCTTCGTCGCGGGCAGGTGCGGTGCGTGCGCGATTGCGCGCAATCCAGCAGCGGCGACGGCTGAGAAGCGCATGAGCCCGACGCACGCCGCGCATTTCGGGCGCACCTCGCAGCAGTCGCGAGAGGCGCGCGAGCAGCACGAAGAGGACGCACGCGCTCGTCGCGAGGAGTACGTGCGGCAGGAAGCGCTCGCAGCGATGCGCGGGACGACGCGATGACGCTCGACGTCCGCTTCGTCGTGCCCGGCCCGGTCGTGCCGTGGCAGCGCGCCGCCAGCGTGGGCACGCGCCGCTACACGTCCACGAAGCAGCGGTCCTACCAGCGCACCGTGCGCCTCGTGGCGATGGCAGCGCGCCCGCGTGGGCCGTGGTTGCCGAGCAAGGCACAGCGGTATCGCGTGGACGTCGAGGCGTACCTGCCCGACGAAAGGCGGCGCGACTTGGACAACGTCGCAAAGACCATCCTCGACGCGCTCAACGGCGTGCTGTATCTCGACGACTCGCAGGTGGTGACGCTGCTCGTCGCGACGCATATCGACCGCGAGAGGCCGCGCGTCGAGGTCACCGTCGCGGAGGTCGAGCGCGAGGTCGTGCCCGCGCCACGCAGCCGCCAGCGCGCCGCAAAGGTGCCTGCGTGAAGCGCCCCGCTCGCAGCCTGCTCAGCGTGGACGTGCGCGCCCTGCTCGCGGAGCACGTCGCGGAGGTCGAGCTCGTCGCCAGCCTCGAGGCCGCGCCCGTCATCGACCCGGCCATCGCGCGCCTCGATGACACCGCGATCGAGACGATCACCGCCGAGCAGTCCGCACGCCGCGCGCGACTGGCCGACGAAGCCACGCGGATGGCGCTGCTCATCCTCGCTCGCGAGAGCAAAGGCGAGTCGCCGCGCCCGCCGTTTCGCGGTGTGCTGGGAGCCCTGCGCGCGCTTGACGAGGTCCGCGTCGATGGTGCGCCGGTGAGGTCGTCGTCGTCGCCGTCGCGTTTCGAGCCGGAGCACAGAGGCGCGTCAGGCACAGCCAGCGGAGACGCCGGTCAGCGTGCCGTCGAGCGCATCGCGCCCGTCTCGCGGATGTGGGCGCAGTGCCTGTCGAGCGGGTGGACGCTCACGACGTATCCGGCCACGCAGCGCCTCGACGCCGAGCAGGCTCGCGAGGTGGTTATCTGGGCGACGCTCGGCATCCCAGGCACGCGCGTACCGCTACAGCATCCGCAGCCGATGCGCGGTGAGGGCGCACGGCAGAAGCAACCACGCTACAGGCTCACGGTGCGCGGCAAGCCTAGCGCGGACAGCGTCGACCCGTACGACGACCCGTCGCCGCGCGAGGTCGCAGAGCACGCAAGCGCCGTGTTCGGCGTCGATGTGCCAATTGGTCACGTCGCCGCCATGCGCCGCGAAGGCATCGCGGAGCTATATTCACGACTGGCAGGGCGCGGGCTGATACCGCGCGACGGGAGGCTAGACGCTATGGCCGCGACACGCGCAACACCGTGGGACGTGCAAGGCTGGAAGGAAATCTCGACGGTCCTTGGGTGCAGCGACCGGCAGGCGCAGAAACTTGCGGCTCGCGCCGAGAAGCCCGCGCCGACTTACAAGACCTTCGTCGGCGTCGTCGCTGTGCAGTCCGAGCTGCACGAGTGGATGCGCGGCGAGATGCGTCGAAAGTAGTGCCGATGCGTGTTCGTTTCTATTCGCGTCAGTTCGCGACAACGGGCTTGCGCGGCGTCGAATTGACGCGCTCACTTAGAATCGCGAGGCGAGGCGTCACCTGATGGCACGACCGAGCATGATCACGGAGGCGTTCACGCAGCGTGTGTGCGCCCGCGTGAGGGCAGGATTGCGTGTCGAGTCAGCCGTGCAAGCGGAAGGCGTCGACAAACGAAACCTTGAGTATTGGCGGCGAGAGGCCGAGCGCGGACACGCGCAATACTCGGAGTTCCTCGCGGCCGTCGCTCGCGCTCGCGCAGAGTTTGAGGCCGAGACGCTGGACGTGATTCGGCTGCAAGCCACGCCCACCGACAACGGCGAGATCCAAGACTGGAAAGCGCGAGCGTGGATGCTCGAGCGCATGATGCCTGAGGCGTACGCGCCCTCGCAGACGATGGTGCTCAAAGCGCAGGACCAAGCGGCGCAAGACGTGCTCGAGGTCGCGCGCGAGGTGCTGCCGTCGCAGTGGTACGCGGCGCTGCTGGCGGCGCTGTCGGGCATCGGTGACGCGGAGGCGCAGGACACCGACGAGGGCGACGAGGCGCACTGATGGGCGGTGGCTACGTCCGCGAGCAGATACGCGCGCGCAAGCTACAGCGGGCAAGGGGCAGTCTCGCAGCTCAAGCCGCGCTGAGGCTCGCAGAAATCAAGCAAGCGGCTGCGCCGACGAAGCGCGACCTGCGCGCGAAGCTGCCGCTTGTCGATTACGTCGCATCGCTGTCTCCGCGATGGGAGCCGCCGCAGCATCTCGCGCCGGTGGCCCAGCTCTTCGAGCGCGCCATTCGCGGAGAGGTAGTGCGCGCGTGCGTCTCGGTGCCCGCGCAGTTTGGCAAGACCACGCTTATCCAGCACGGCATCGTCCAGGCACTCTCGCGTCACCCGCGCTGGCCGGTCGTCTACGCGTCCTACAGCGCGGACTTCGCTCACGACCGCAGCAAAGAGATCCGCGACCTCGCGCGTGAAGCAGGGCTGGCACTTCGCGACGACACGAGCGCGGCCGGACGCTGGCGGCTGGTCGAGGGTGGCGGTCTGCTCGCGACGGGCATCGGCGGTCCGCTGACCGGATACGCGGCGCAAATCGTAGTCGTCGACGACCCGCACAAGAATCGAGAAGAGGCTGAATCGCGACGCGAGCGCGACAAGGTCGAGGACTGGCTGCGCTCGACGGCGCTGACGCGCATCGCGCCAACGGGCAGCTGCATCGTCGTGCACACACGATGGCATCCCGACGACCTCATCGGCAGGCTCGAGGCTGACGGCTGGGAGGTCGTCAACCTCCCTGCGATTACCGCTGACGACGAGTCGCTGTGGCCGTCGCAGAGGCCGCGCGAGTTCTTGCGCCAGCGCGAGCGCGAGGTCGGCCCGTACGAGTGGGCGGCGCTCTACATGGGCCAGCCTCGAGCACGAGGCGGCGCGGTGTTCTCGGCGTCGCCGACGACGTACGCGGTCGCGCCCACGGAGCTCTCGCGCGCGATCGGCCTCGACCTCGCGTACAGCGCGCGGACGTCGGCAGACTGGTCGGTGGCTGTCGTGATGGGCAAGCACGGCGTCGGGCCGGATGCGCGCTACTACGTGCTCGACGTGATGCGCGAGCAGATGCGTGCATCGGACTTCGCGCTGCGATTGGCTGAGCTCAAGGCGCGCTGGCCGCACACGGCGACGCGCATCTACGCAGGCGGCGCTGACCGTGGCGCGCTCGACTTCCTCGCGCTGCCGCCACCTCGCGGCGTGGGCCTCAGCGTCGACGTGAAGCCCGCGCTCGGCGACAAGTACAGTCGCGCGACGCCCTTCGCGGCAGCATGGAACGCAGGCCGCGTGCTCGTGCGCGAGGGCGCTGCGTGGACGCGTGACCTGTGCGACGAGGTCGCGCGGTTCACCGGGCAGACCGACGCGCACGACGACCAGGTAGACGCGCTCGCAGCGGCCTTCGATCTGCTGAGCGAGATGCACGTCGGCTCACCAGTCGCGAGCACTGGCCGTCGCGTGAGCGCAGACCTCACGCGCGATTACGCGCCGCGCGATGGACGCGGCCGGAAGAATTACTGGGGCTGACGCCCTCGGAGCAATACCGATGACGACAACCCGCAAGCCGCGCGCGACACGCACCGTCGCAGCCGCCACGCCGGAGCCGATGGGCACCGTGACGCGCATCCCTGAGATGGGGCGCGTCATCCGTCCGCAGCCGCTCAGCGCCATCACGGGCCGTGCGCTTCAGCCGGTGTCGCCGGGGCGCATCAGCACCGCGCTGCGTGAGCTTGATTTCGGCAACTACGAGTATTGGGCGGACATGGCGACGCAGATGCGCCGTGACCCTGTCGTGCGTCGTGCGTACGCCACGCGCCGCTCGTCGGTGGCAGGCCGTCGCTACGCTGTCGAGATGCCGCCTGACGTCGCGCCTGAGATGCGCGGTGCAGCATCGGAGTTGGTGGATCTCACGAAGGAATGGCTCAACAGCCTCGAGGCTCGCGAGACGTTTCTGATGCGCGTGCTCGACGGCATCGGCATGGGCATCTCGGTGCACGAGCTGGTGTGGTCGCGGATGAACGGCGCGTGGATGCCGCAGCCTGTGCCCGTGCAGACTCGCAATCTTCGCTACGCGCAGGACTGGACTCTCGAGGTCCGCGACTACGACTACCAGTGGTACAACACGGTCAATTTCCCCGCGAAGTTCCTGACGCACGTGCCGTGGACGGACCCCGGTCGTCCGATGGATCAGGGCGACTTTCTCGCGTGCGTGTTCTATTGGATGTTCAAGCGGAATGTCTGGACTTTCTGGCTTGTCGGCGCTGAGCGATTCGGTAATCCGCTCGTGCTCGCGCAGATGGCGGCGTCGTCGGATTCGTCGCAGCGCCAGCGCATCCTCGATGACCTTCAGCAGCTCACGGCCGACAGCGTCGGTGTCACGAGCGGCACCAGCGATATCAAGATCATCGACCCTGCGGGCGCGGGCAGCACGGGTGTCTGGAAAGAACTGCGAGCGTCGCTGAACGAAGAGATTTTCCTCTCGCTTGGCGTCAGTCCCGACCTCTACCTGAGCGGCGCGAACGGGTCGCGCTCGAGCACGGAGACTCGCGACGGTGTGCGGCTTGAGGGCAGCAAGCTCGACGCCACGCTCATGTGGGGCTCGATCACGCGCGACGTCGTGCGGTGGCTCGCGTACTACAACCTCAGGCGCGCTGACATCCCGCTGCCTGTCATCACGACGCTCTTTGACGACACGCTGCCGATCACGTTCGACGCCATCAACGTCGGCGCGGTGCGCGTCAATGAGATTCGCGCGTCGCTGGGCCTGCCTGCGTGGAGCGTCGAGGACGGCGGCGAGAACATCGCGCGCCCTGCGCCACCGCCAGCGCCTGCGGGCGTGCCGTTCGCGGAGCCTGCGCCCGTCGAAGAGGTCGTCGCCGACACGCTTGGGGGTGCGTCCACGGCTTCCCCTTTCCAGACATCAGCGGGCTCGGCGGGTGGGATGCCGAGCTTCTCGACGACGTCTACGAGTTCGGTGACGTCCGCGCCCTCGCAGACGAAGCCGAAGCGACGCGTGTTCGCGCGGTAATCGGCCGTCCGTACGTCGTAGCAGCCGAGACGACCCTCGATGCGGTCGTGCTCTACACGCCCGTGCGCGAGGCCATTGCGCGCGCTGCTGAGGGTGCATCGGGAGCAGCGTCGGCAGAGGACGCGATTCGAGAGGCGGTGGCCGCGTACAAGGGCGACCCCGACCTCGAAGCGCTCATCTATCAGGCGTCAGTCAAGTCGGACCTCGCAGGCCAGATGTTCGTGCGGCTTGTCGAGCTCGACGCGATGGGCGCGCAGCGGCAGTTGCAGGTAGACCTGCGGCCGTCGTTCTTGAAGATGCCGTTCAACGAAGCGGTTGCATTCTGGCGCGAGCGCGGCGGCGACCCGGCCATCCTCGAGGAAGTGCTGCGCGCGTATCGGCGTCGTGCGTCGATGGCGACCGACGAGCAGCTTGACGTCATCTCGCGTCGTGCGGTCGATGAGCTACAGCGCACGCTCGACACGGGCTCGACGCTGCGGGACTTCTCGCGCGCGATGACAGACCAGAGCATCACGCTCGGCATCGCGCCTGCGGACCCCAGCTACCTCGAGAACGTCTACCGCACCAACGTCGCGAGCGCGTACGGCGCAGGCCGCTGGACGCAGATGAACGATCCCGACGTCATCGACGCACGACCCTATCGCCAGTGGTTCACCGCGCGAGACAATCGCGTTCGAGCGGAACACGCGCCGATGGAGAGCAAGGTCTGGCGCGCGGACAATCCTGCGTTTAGCGTGCTCGCGCCGCCTGCGGGATTCATGTGTAGGTGCAGTCTGGTCACTGTGTCGCAAGAAGAGTTTGACGACGAGGGCCTCGCGAAGGACTTCGTCGAGAGCATTCCCGCAGGCTTTGTGATGACGCCCGGATTCGGCGCATCGTCTTTCGTGAGGTGACCTGATGGCTATCAAGCAAACTGCGACCGCGTTCGCCGACCGTCGCATCCTCGCGCTGCGTGCGTCGCTGGGCGCGTTCGCTGATGGCGTCGCGAAGCCCGCGATGAAGTCTCCGCTCCTCGTGGACGCTGCGTGCTCGTGGGTCGAGATGGCATATGAGAGCGAATGGAACGGCCATCCCGCTGGCCCGTTTGCATTCACGCGCGATGTCTTCACCGACATGAAGCGCCTTTACGACGCAGGCGAGCAGCCTGTGCCTGTGCTGTGGGGCCATCCTCGCCACGACCTTGGCGTGCCCATCGACGCGGCTGGTTGGATTCAAGCGCTTGAGATTCGCGACGGTGCGCAGGGCGTCGAGCTGTGGGGCTACGTCGAGTGGACGAAGGACGCGGCCGACCGCATCGCGCTTGGCGCGCAGCGCTTCTGTAGCGTCGTCGTGGACTTCGCACCGATTGACCGCGCGACTGGCGAGACTGCTGGCCTCGCTGAGCTGTACGAACTCGGCTTGACGCCGAGTCCATTTCTGCCGGGCATGACGCCCATTACTCTCTCCCGCGTCGGGACTCCCGCGCGGAAGTCCACGACAAGGAGTCTCGCAATGGATCCCACGAAGGTACTGATGGCAATCGCAACGGCGCTCGGTCTGAAGAAAGATGCGACGCCGGAGAAGATGAAGAAGGCGTTCGACGCGCTTGTCGCGCTCGCTGGCGCGATGGCTGAGGAGTCGATGCCAGTCGCGGAGATCGCGTCTGAAGGCGTCGCTGAGATGATGATGGACGAGAAGAAGGTCAAGGGCCTCTCGCGCATCGCTGCTGGCGTCCGCAAGCTCGCAGATGAGCTGCTCGTCGATGAGATGGTCGAGAGCGTCCCTGACGTCTCCGACCTCGCAGAAGAGGCCACTGAGGCCGCTGGCACGATGGTGCTCGGCAAGCTCGTGGAGGCGACCGGACTCGATGAGGCTGGCGTCGTTGCGGCCATCACGGAGAAGCTGGACCAGATCGCGGCGATGCTCGTCGCTGGCCCGGTGAGCGGCATGAGCGCCGACGCTGGCGCGCAGATGATGCGTCAGACCACGGAGCTCAGCGCACACAAGGCTCGCGCGGTCGAGCTCGCGGCGACGGTGCAGACGCTCCAGGCGCAGGTCGCGGAACTGTCGCGTGAGCGCGTGCAGCGTCAGGCGCTTGAGCGCACGGCGCGCATCTCGGCGTCGTTCTCGCGGCTGCTTGACGAGGGTCGCGTGACTGAGGCGCAGCGCACCGCGTTCGTGTCGGCATCCGAGCAGAATGAGACTCTCGCGCTCGACATCTACTCGGCGCTTCCCGCGACCGCGCAGCCGCCTGTTGGCGCGCTCGTCACCGGCGCGAAGGCCGCGCGCGACAACAACGTCGCGAAGCTCTCGAGCACTGACCCGCTCGTCAACATTTTCCGCGCTGACGCGAAGGCCGCTGGCCTGCGTGGCAAAGCTGCGGATGACCATGTCGCCGTGATGCTGAGCAAGCACGCGGCTCGCAACTCGGGCGCTTGACGCGCGCTGAATCCCACGCTCACCAGGAGATCTCATCATGGCTGCACTCACCGCAATGACCGCGCGTCAGACGCGCAACGACGCTCTCGCTTCCTACGCCACCTATACCTGCACCACCGGCACCACCATCTACGAGGGCTCGCTCGTGATGCTGACGTCGGCCACCGGCCTCGCGCTGCCGGGCGCTGACACCGCCTCGTGCGTGTTCGTCGGCATCGCCACGGAGACGGTCGTCAGCGCTGCCGCTGGCGCGACCATCAACGTCAAGTTCGGGCACGAGGAGCTGCTCGGCGCGGCGGCGACGCTCGTCGGCGTGCACGGCGCTGCCGTCGTCATCTCGGACAGCGACCTCGTCACGACTGCCGCTCTCGGCACCAACGACGTCAAGGTCGGTGACCTCATCCAGGCCGTCTCCACCACCGCTGGCTGGGTGCGTATCCGCGGCGCGGCGACGCTCTGATAGCGTCAACAGAATCACACTCAGGAGCAACCAATGTCTGACTCTTCACACGTCATCAATCAGACCGCGATCGACGCGGCTGCAACTGTCTTCCGTTCGATGGCCGACGAGCTGTTCACCAGCTCTGCGGACGTCGGCCTCGTCAACGCGCTGTGCGAGACGATCCCCGCTGACGGTGGCACGACCACGTCGATCATCCTCGAGGACTTCCTCGGCAACTGGCTTGAGTTCGACGGCGCGCGCCAGACCGGCGTGAGCCGCGCGTACCGGCTCAACGTG